CAACGCACGTTGACCTTCATTCTCCCACCACTGACCTGACTTGGCATGAGCCATCTGGTCATCATTAAGATTAGACAATGAAATCAATGCGCTACGGCGTACACCACCAACCACAACAACTTCACCGATCTTACACATGATGTCGTGACACTCAATTGGATAGAGTCTGCGACCTGCTGCACCCTTGAACTTCTGTATGACAAACTCAAACAGTTCAACCAAAGGCTGTGGACCTGACGCACGACCACCAAATGTCTTGAGCCTTGCACCTGCAGGACGAACCTCACTCACATCAAACTTTGGAACTTGTCCAGCGTATAACATGAAGATAAGTTCCTTCAGTGACTTTGCCCAACCGGGTCTGCTATCTCCTACCTTAATTACTGTGTCTGTCTCGTGGAACTCTTCATTTACCGTAGGCAGCTTCTCAATGTTATGACGTTCTACACTGAAGCCTACACCTGTGCCACACATAAGGATGTACATAGTCTCATCAAACGCACGTGGGCTATCCACTGGTACGTAAGAGCAGTTGTATCCACCTACGTGGCAACGGTCTAGTGCTGGGCCAGCAGTCATCAATGCCCTCATGCTAGGCATGATTGATTGATTGAGTACTGCTTCTTCTAGTTCTGCCCTCAGTGTATCTGATAGCTTGTAACCGCAATAGCTATCCAAGTGATTAGCCATATAATCAAAATATCTTGTAACTGTTTCACCCCATGTTTCCCTTCGTTGTTCATCTTCCTTCCATCTTGCATAGCGTGACAGTGCTATGAAGTTCTGATAGTCTGTTGGTAGTGTATTGCTTATCATCTCTTTACTCCGTAATCGTTCTAATGTTTCTAATGGTAGCACCGTCAATATCGTAAAAGTATTCTTGGATGCTTTCTTCTAACTCCTCGCCCACCTGCCCATCAGCAGGGACGGGATACTCTTCCTCGTCAACGTCAATGGTAATAAACATTTTAACTTTCATTAGCCATTACCTCTTCAATTAACTTGTCCAGATACCACTGTGCTTTCTTCAAGTCTTCTAGCGGTTTATCTTTGTAGTCAAAACGCCAAAGGTATTTCATAATGTTACCCTGCAGGTAATACTTAAACCCATCACCAGTAGCAGCAGAGATAGCATGAATACATTCTATGCCTGTCTGGTTGTAGTGCGGTGGACTGTTGACCATATCTACATTACCGTAGACTTTCTTCCCAGCCTTTTCTAGTTCTTCTGTCATCTTAACTTTCATATATGTTTCATGCCTACTCATGCTGACCCCTTTGTTCTACTGTTAAAGTTAAGGTGTACCACGTTACCATCGTAAGTCTTTTCCACACCCATCTCTTCCTCTAGTTCTACATCAATATCCATCTCGTTGTCAATAACTTTTGTGACATACTCGTGAACAATATTGCGTAGTTCTTCTACCTCTTCCATCACAGGCACAGCAGCACACATCATCTTAGCAAAGTGCATTATCTGATAATAGTCATCATCGTCTAAAGGATTATCCGGCATAGCCATTATAGATATGTCAACTTCACCTGACCATTTCCCATCGTTATCTGCGAATGGCCTGACACGTATGAGTAAGTCTTCGTTCTGTACTTCTTTAGCTAGTTTATCCATCATGTCCATACTCTATCTCCTTTTCACTTTTGTGCCGCCAAACTTAATAAACTTTGGATGCTTGTTCTTGCCCTTCTCCTTCAACCAATCTTCAGGAATAATCCTGTCATAGTATCTAAAGCCGTACTTGATACACCATTCACCGTAGGTAGACTTAGCACCCTTACGTAGTTTGCGTCTGCTGCTTTCAAACACAAAGCGTATATCCAACTTGGGATGCTGCTTTTTAATAGCCAGATGCTTGCGTCTATCTGCTGCGGTGAACATACCTTTTGTTTCAATTATGATGCCGTTGGACAGCACGAAGTCTGGTGTGTAGGTTCTGTATGCAAGGTCTTCCCACTCAATCTTAACTTGTTCATACAAGAACTCTACGTTAAGTTCTGTAAGATAGTCAGATACCTTGAGTTCCAGACCGCTACGATAGCCATACTTTCGTGCTGCTCTAAATTGTTTTGCGTTAGGCAATGACTTCACCTATGTAACTTACTGTAGGTGGGTTCTTTGCCTGTGACTTTACAGATGGACGCTCAGTAAGACTATCCCAACAATCGTGACGGTAGTTACAAAATCTGCATCCGTCATTAAGGACTTTATTACCTGTGGGCTTGCCACGAAAAGTCTCAGGCACTGGTTCAAAACATCTTTCAAACTTGTTCTCCTTTACTTTATCTACGGTATCTTTAATCTTGGACACTTCAGTATCCACATCAAGCCCTGTAGCTGGTACATACTTGAACTGACCATTGGCTTTGTTTACTACCCACCAGCCACCTGCCTTCTTGTCTGCAGCTTTAGCATAACCAGCTAACTGAGCCACATACCCGAAGCCATCACCGCTGGCAAGAGTGTCATAGGATTCAAACTTGTTTCTATATGACCAGTCTGAAGCTGATTTAATATCATCAACTGCACCATCAATGATGAGGTCATAAGAACCAGAAACGCTATCGTCACCAAGGTCAAGAGAAACTTTATCGGTGTCTTCATACTTAACTCCTGCTTCTTTAAGGATGCCTTTGAACACTGCTTCAACAATGTCACCAATCATCATGTTCATTACGAATGTTGTCGGAAAGGGTAACGCTACCTCTGGCTTGTTCTTGTCATACCAGAGTTGGCAAGTTGGCCTACCTACGTTTGACATACGCAGACCAAACTTGTCACGCTTGTTACCCCCACCGAACTGACGTGCTGCAGCAGCCATCACATCATAGCCAATCTGTTTGATTGTCCGTTGTGACATACTTGATTTGCCTGTTACAGCGTTCTCAAGATACTGATGCAGTGCCAGTTCAGCAGGATGGTTCATTATGCTACCTCTTCTTCAAACTCGACATCAACCACACCGTCAATGTCTACTTCATCCAAGTCCATATCGTTTTTGCTTGACGCTTTCTCTGCGTAAGTATTGATGATGTACTCATTGTAGTTAGTAACCCACGACATGAAGTCAGCAAACTTTGTCTGGTCATCCTGTGTGAGTTCCACTGTGTTAGTGATGTCCAAGGATGTATTAGGCAAGTAGAAGCTATTACCGTTAGGCAGCTTACGCTCTTCAGTATTCAGCGTAACATTGTGCTGCACAGGAAGACGCTTCATCTTGGCAAGCTGTGTAAACACACCACCAATAGTCTTGAAGGCGTCACGATTCTCCACTTCCCAGATGAATGGCGTAGCTTCTAAGTCTACAGGATTACCATCCACATCCTTTGGGTTAACCAACTCAACTGTACCAAGCACTACACGTACACGCTTGATAGAACGGATGAGTTCCTTAGTAGCATCTGGCAGGGACTTGAAGTCTTCAATCCAACCAGAAGGCTTACCACAGTTGAAGCCACCATCGTTATCTTTCAAGTCCATGTTAAGCGTATCAGCCATAACAGTCTTGACGTAACGATTAGGTGTGCCGCCATTGCCCATCACAAACTTCTTGTACATGAAGCGTTGTAGGAATGGACGCATTACTGCTGACTCTGCGTAGTATGTAGGGCCATCAGGAATCTCTAGCTTGTATGTACCACCCTTAACCTTGATGGTATCCGAACCAAGGATAGGTGTGTGGTTAATGCGCAGACGAGCAAGGAACATACCCTGTTTCTTCTGTGCAGGTGCCTCGTTAGCAAGACCCATAGCCTTTGCCATTTCAGCGTAGTTATTAGTATCAATCGTTGTAATATCGTTCATGTTTATTAACTCCTTTTCAGTTGTAAGATGCATAGTTATATCAGATTACGTCCTTCACGTCAAGCCAATTCGGGCCTATTTTTGCCTCTAATAATAAAGGCACATTGAACTCAACGCCCCAGCGTTGGGTGATGAGATAAGGTAGTGCATCATTAGTCTTTTGTATGACATTGATTACCTGCGCTTCTTCGTCAGGATGTATGTCAATAACAATACTGTCATGCACTGAATTCACTATACACGATTGCATACCCTTGAGCAAGCTATCAATGTGCAGTAATGCGATAGGCACTATGTCTGCTGTAGCAAACGATTGCACAGGGTAGTTCTTAATCTGTGTAAAGTGTGAGACACGTCCAGTGTGCTTACGTACCACATCAGGGAACGCAAACTCACGACCACTGGGCGTGGTAATCTTTCTTGTGTTCACAGCTTCTTTAGCCAGTCGGGAATGCCAAGCGGCAACACCTTGGTATTTGTCTGTGAAGTGGGTGTAGTACTCTGCTTCTGCCTTGGTTCTACCGTAACCCGTTGCGCCATATAACGGTGCAAAGGTGTGCGCTTTCGCATCCTGTCTATTCGTAGGCTGACCAGCATCGGTAATAACTTTAGCGGTGTATGAGTGTACATCAAATCCAGTAGATACTTCTTCAATAGCAACCTCATCTTGTGATAGGTAGGCTGCAGCACGGAACTCCAACTGTGCGAAGTCAGCTTCCATTACCTTGCCACCAGCAAATCGTGACACAAATACTTTCTTCACAGGAAACGTGCCGCCACGTGGCATGTTCTGCATGTTAGGGTCAGCACCAGAGAAGCGGCCTGTAGCTGTACGATGCTGTAACAAACGTACATGCAGCTTACCGTCTTGCTTTGTGTATGTACTGATGCCCTCAACAAAGGACGATAGGTATGTGTCTACTGCACTGAGCCTACGCACTTTGTATAGGAAGTCAACAGCGTCATTCATGCCACGCTGCTTGGCAGCAGACTCTAGCAACTCTAGGTTCTGCTTGCTGGTGCTGAAGCCGTTGGCACTTGCCCACTTAGCTGAAGGGGGCTTGAACTTGAGGCCAGCCATCTCACTGGTAGGTGACAGAGTAAAACCAGCAGTATCACAAGTACCGCACCGATTAGGTTTCGCAAACGGTTCGCCATTTTTCTTTACCTTTCTAGTGTAGCCTGTACCATTACAGGTGTGGCACTGTTGTGCTACAGTCTTGTATATCTTCTCTGTGCCGCCAGCAATCAAGCTGCGGAAGTCTGCATCATCCATGTATGGGTCAATAGCGTTGCCCCAATATGGCTTGTCAACAACCTTACGACTGTAGATAACCCAAGACAATTGCTCTGGGCTGTTGAGGTTGATAGGTGTGTCACCCATCAGCTTACGCACATGAGCCTGTAGGTCATGGGTCAGTTGCTGCTTCTCATTCTCAAACTCCTCACGCACCTCATCCAACTTGGATAGGTCAACAGCAAAGCCACGCTGGTAGATACGTGACAGGCACACAGCTACCTGATTAGTTAGGTCTACTGTACCACGTAGGCCGCTGTCTGCTGGTGTATTCAAACGATACATCAGCTTATCAGCAAGTTGCTGCGTAGCATGAAGGTCAGCAGACAGATACTCAGACAACTCATCATGCGGTATGTCACGAGTACTGTAGCCCTGCTTGAAGTATTCCTTCAGTGTATCTTGCTTCTTGGTGTCCAACTCGTAGCGTTCTGCACAAGCCTCAAGAGACAATGGCTCTTTGATACCACGCTGTAGAACATACTCTGCAAGCATTGTATCGAACACAGGCCCGTCATACTTGAAACCTGACTCCCACAGCCACAGCAAGTCATGCGCTGCGTTGTGGCAGATAAGCACGGTAGCTTTGTCTAGTTCGTTCTGAACAACACCATGACCATATGGCGTAGGCTCTACGTCATTGTGGTCAAAGTATATAAGATGTTCACGACCTGTATCATCTAACATGCCAACCATAGTCAACGAGTTCTCCGGCTCAAAGGGGTCAAGGTGCATCTTACCGTCACGCTTGGTGACTGTGTTCTCTACATCAAGTGTTAGTTTCATATTTGCTCATCCTTACTCTTCCTGTCAGGGTTAATGGAATCTGGTAGAACATCTCGCCAGAAGCTATATATTTATTAGATACCTCTACTGGTGTCAAGTCTTTAATGTCTTCCGACTTAAACATAAGTGCATCAGACAATTCCTTATTCCATACAAAGAACAGGGTAGGCTTGTCAAAGAACTTAGACTTACGTTCAGGTAGCTGTAGTGTATCATACGGAAACACTGAGCCACTCCATACTGTCTTGACTTCACACTCCACATAGAACTTACCCTTG